TGCTACAGAAAAAGAAATAGTTGAAATTCTAAAAAGCAAATATGGCAAAACACTAACTAAAGTACAAATTAAAAGATCACTACAGGAAATATTGGATAGTTATGATTTAATAAGAATACGTGCTAACAAAAAAATTAAAGAACAATATAGGGTAGCCGAAAATGGTTACCCTTTTATTATTGTAAAATTTGATAATTATATATAGTTATCTTATGTTGTTGAGGAGGAGTAGGATATGAACGAAATAATTCAATTATTAAAATATTGTCAACGATTAACAAAAAAAATCAACAAAAAATTGAAATAATTGAATTTGAATACCAAGCGTTGCAGAAGTATATGACGAAATATTTGAAAGAAGGTGAATAATATGCCAACTAAAAAACCTAAAAAACTAGCACAACAAAAGATATTTGCACGTACAAACAAGACAAAAGGTAGATTTGTGATTTGGTATTGTACAGATGAAAGTGAAAGAGAAGATTTTAAAGCATTTTCAGAGCGACACTTGAATGGTGTTGGTTGGGATACAATAGAAAATTGGTTGCTTGAACCTGACGTTACAAGTGCAATTAAGTATTATATGAAGTTGCAACATACTATCAAGCTAAAAAAACTTTACGATAAATTCTATGAACAAGCTATGCAAGGCGATGTTCAATCTGCAAAATTCCTCATGGACTTCAGTAAAGAGTTTTTCGCAGATGAAAAGGACGAATTACACGAACTATTAGCAGGAATAAAGGTTGATGATATAGATGACTAATGCAGAGAAGTTGAGAAAGATATTAGATAATCCCAGATTATGGATTGAAAGTTTTTTGCAGATAGCAAACAAAGAAGGTAAGATAGTACCGTTTAGGTTAAATGAATTGCAATCTGATTTTATAAAAAATATTGATAAGTATAATATTATATTAAAGAGTAGACAACTTGGATTTAGTGTATTGATGACTGCTTATTCATTGTGGATAGCAACTACCCAACCTCATTCTACATGCTTGCTAATGTCTTATTCTATAGATAGTGCGACAGGTATATTTGAGAAGTTGAAGCAGATGTACTGGACTATTCCAAAACCGTTAAGACCTGCATTAATTAATAACAATAAAAAAGAATTGAAATTTGTAAATGGTAGCAGGATAATCGTTGCGACTTGTGGTAATAAAGATGTTGCGAGGGGACTTACTTTGAAATTTGCACATTTGTCGGAAGTGGCATTTATGAAGGATACAATAGAAAAACAATTACTTGCGATAGAACAGGCACTTGTTCCAGATGGAAAAATAGTACTTGAGTCAACTGCAAATGGTATGAACTATTTCCATGAACTATGGCAGAAAGCAAAGAATGGCGAGAATATGTATAAACCTTATTTTGCGAATTGGTATGAAAATAAGTCAATGTTTGAGAAGGACTATGATAACGCAGTTAAAATTTGGAAAAATAGAAATGGCATACTACTAACTAAGGGTGAACTTGACGCTGAAGAATTGGATTTAATGAGTAAAGGTGCAACTATAGAGCAGTTGATATGGCGTAGGTTAAAGATAGCAAATAGTTCACTTGAGCAGTTTAGACAAGAATTTCCTGCGACAGATACTGAAGCATTTTTAGTTACGGGCAATAATATATTCGATAGTGCAAAGATATTAGAAAGATTAAGATATTTACCTAAACCAATAGGAAGAAATAAACTTAATGACTTGTCTAGTGTACTTAAAAGGTACTTAAACAAGTCATTATTTATTTGGGAAAAATCAAAAATAGATATGAAATATTATATCGGTGTTGATAGTGGAGAAGGTGTTGGACAGGACTATTCAGTTATAGAAGTATTTTCAGATGAAGGCGTACAAGTCGCAGAATTTCGTGATAATAAGATAGCACCTCACCAGTTTGCAGAAGTTGTATATGAAATAGCAAAATACTACAATTATGCTTATCTAGTTGTAGAAAAAGCATCAGCAGGACATACAATAGTATCAAAATTAAGGTATGATTACAAATATAAGAATATGCACAAGCACAAAGAATATGATGCTAGGGGTAGAGCGAAGAAAAAGGTAGGTTTTGTAACTAATAGCAAAACTAAGACACTTCTCATAAATGGGCTTAGAGAGAAATTTGAAGAAGGACAAATATTGATTAATAGCAAGTATTTGCTAGAGGAAATGAAAGTTTTCATTGCTAGTGGTGAAAAAATGGGTGCTATAAGGGGTAGGCATGATGATGCAGTAATGGCTACTGCTATGGCGTTGTTGGGAATGGATACGGGTATTTGGTATAAGAGTGCGTGATAGGAGTGATATTGTGGCTAAAATTAAAAAAGATAAGATTGATTTAGATACTACTTTGGTTGAACTGAAGTTTGTTCTAAAAGGGAATAGACAAATAGTTAAAGTACATACAACAGCTACAGAATCATGTAACTTTGTTGATTGGCTGAATAAAAATAGAACTAAACATATGACAAGAGCAGAAAAAGAAATGTTTGATAATCAATATTATATATTCAATGATTACAAAACTAAAAATACTGTACTCATTAGAAGGGATAGTATCAAGACGATGACTATTCCTTTTTTTATAGATAGTTGTGCTGATATAGAATTTAAAATATTAGTTTTGAAATAGGAGGTATAATATGAGTTTAGAAAAATATATTCAAAACCAATATTCAAATAATCCTTATTGGTTTATTGAAGAAGTACAACAAGCACATCATATGAGTAGAATTGCTAATGTACTTAATAATAAGCAATACTTGGACGGAAAATTGCATGAAGTATTGAATAGAGAAGATATAATATATAAAGATAAAGAACTAAAAGTATCTAAGATGATACTACAAACAGCTAAGAGTATATTAAGAACTCACAACAGTTATATAATGGGTAAAAGAGTATCATTGGCTGGTAGTGATGATATGATTAGAGAATTTAACAAGGTATTCAGAAGTGGGAAATTTCACAATACCAATTACAAAATAGTTAAGACCCTTAACTCATATGGAGATGCTTATGAGTATGTATATTATGATAAAGGTAAAATTACAAGTAAATTAATAGCACCAGAGGACTCATATCCTATTTATAATGAATTTGGTGAATATGTTGGATTTATTGAACACTGGACAGATAGTTTAAGTAATATAAGCTATTATATTATATATAGTGAGAATAAGGTTAATAAATGGACTAATGCAGGTGGAAACTATGTTTTAGTTGATAGTAGAGTTAATCTGACGGGACTACCAATTCACTACACGAACGGACAGAACAGCGAAGATGAATTGTTTGGGCGTAGTTTGCTTGAAGATATTAAGCCGATACTGAATAAGATAGAGTATCTACTTAATAAAATGGATGATGCAATAACTATACTTAGTTTGAACCCATTGGCATATACTACAGGGCAGAGGGTGGAAGGCGCTATTGATGCTGATGCAGTAGGGTATGTTATAAATCTAGATGACGGAGAATTCAAATATGCAGTAGCTAATCTAGATAGCGAAAGTATAAAGATGCTTTATAATGCTTTGATAGAGCAACTTGTAGTAATATCAGGTGTGCCTAGTCATGTATTCGGACAAAGCAATATAGCTAATGTAAGTGAAGTTAGTTTAAAGATACTTTATCAAAACTTAGATAATATGGCACGTGAATTAGAAGTTTATTTAAGAGATGGTTTTGAGGAAAGATTTGAGAAAATAAAATTATTATTAAATAAGCAAGGTATCAAGTTTGCTAATGATGATTATATAGATGTTGAATTTAATTTTAATAGACCTATAGATACAAGCGAGGTTATAGAACAATTAAGCAAACAATACAATGATGGGGCTATTAGTTTGAAATCATATATAGAGAAGTCGCCACTCACAGATAATGTTGATGTAGAAATTAAGAGAATAAAGGAAGATATTGTGGATGGTATAGAATAGATACACTATATGTAGTAGATAGCATTATACACTATATATAGTTTGTTATATTTTAGCAAATACAATATATAGAGTATAAGATAAATGAATAATCGTTCATTTATGTAACTAAACTGACCAGTGGGTCGGTAGGATTGGACGTGAAATAATTCGCTGTTACAAATTATAAATCCCAAAGCATAATAGAGGTATGATATAAGCATGAAAGTTAGTCCTAAATATCATATATTGATATTTAGGGCTAATATGATTCACTTTTTCTAATGTGTATTATGAAGTAAATTATGTGAATAACCACCTTTTTTACTTGTAAAATCACTTATTTTAGTTTATAATAATAATATAAGTGAATAACCACCTATAATGTATAAAATAGGTGGTAAAATATGAAAGGTGGGTTATCATGGCTAAAAGAAAAATACCTGAATTTTTAACAGAACAAGAGCAGCAAATATTATTAAATACATTTAATACTAGATATTTTACAAGTCAAAGAAATAAAACAATGATTAAATTAACTCTAAATACTGGATTAAGATTATCAGAACTTATTAATTTGAAGTGGGCTGACATTAATCTACTAACTGGTCAACTTAAAGTAGTGGAAGGCAAAGGAAAAAAGGACAGAATACTATGGATAGATGATGAAACGTTGAAAATACTAGGTTTATGGAAAGAAAGACAAGCTGAAAAATTAGGAAAAACAGAATATGTATTCACTAATAGAAATGGTAAACAGTTAGTGGCAAGGGATATTAGGGAAATGATTAGCAAATATGCTAAAAAAGCAGGTATTGAAAAGAAGGTATCACCACATACTTTACGACATAGTTTTGCGACCGATCTACTGAGGGAAACTAAAAATATTAGATTAGTTCAAAAGGCATTAGGACATTCTGATATTTCAACAACAATGATATATACGCATATTGTAGATGATGAACTAGAAAATGCTATGAAGAACTTAAGAAATAGGCGTTAATGCTTATTTCTTTTTTTAATTACCCCTTTTTTGATTTTTTGCACTTAGTAAACCTACTTTTTTTCTGCCAATAAATTTTTTAATTAGTCAAGAAATTAAGGAGTTGATACTATGACAGTATTAGAACGTTTAAAACTAGAACTAGCAAACAAAGAATATTTTTCTGATGCAGAATATACTACGTTTTTACAAGAAAACAACCTAAACGCTAACGACACATATAATAAATCAACTATGCAGCGTGATTTACTCTATACAGTAGTTGATATTCTTGAAGCAGTTGCAAATGACGTTGACTTAATGAGAAAAGTTGAAACTGAATTTGCAACAACAAGCGAGGCAATTAAGTACTTAAACGATAGAATAGAAAGAATAAAAAATAGAATTGCCACTATTCCAGGAAGTGATGAAGAATATAGTAATGTTGCATTATTATTTTATAAGAATTAGTGAGGTGATAGCATGAAAAAGAAATTAAAACTTGAACATATAGCAACAAATAGAAATAGATTTGGTACAATTAGTTATCAAAAACTACCAGAATATAGAGAATACATAGCACAATTATATGAAATTGCTAATAGAAACAATTATCCTTTAACAAGAATTAAGATTGATTTATTTAAGATGAAAGATTTAGATACTAATGAAGAATGTTGGATAATTAATAGGGGTTTATTCATAGATGATAAAAAAGGGTGGCAAAGTAGTTTTTTATATAGTAATGACAATATGCAAACGTGGTATCCTGCCGATATAGTAATACCTGTTGAAAATCCATTCTATGAAGTATATACAGTAAATTTTAACGTTAAATTAAATAGATATATGGAAGTGATAGAGCATGATTAATGCACTTGAAAATCAATTTAGATATTATCTAAAAAATTATGGAGTATCAATTGTAGTTGATGGAACTGAAACAACTGGCTTTCTTAAAGAAATAGAAAATACTACGGGTAATGACACAAAATATTTATTTGTTGATATAGGACTAGTCAAACAAGGCAGTATAGTTAATGCTTTGAATGAAAAATGGCTTGTAATAAGCAAGGAAACGAATTTTAATGATGTATATGATAAAGCAATAGTTAGAAAAATACAATTTGAAATTAACTTCATTATTAATGATACACTAACAACTATACCTGCAATAGTTGATACTAAAACAATGGATACAGATACAGGACAGTATTTAACACTTGTAGAAGGTAAAATTATAGTAACTATACCTGCTGGTTATGATATTAATATTAATGATAGATTTATAAAAATGGGTAGTGCTTGGAAAGTTGTTGGCATAGACAAGTCCATTAACGGACTTGTTTCTTTATATGCAGAAAAGGACTTATTTGCTGAAGGTGATGATATAGAAAATGAAATACCAGCAGGATTAA